ATGCCTATCTTTAAAGCCATTTGTCCTATCTGCCACGGCAGCAAAACAACCATCCGCACTAGCAAACGTATTACACCCGCCTATCAAGTCCTTTATTGTGATTGTCTTGATGAAAATTGCTTAACCCGCTTCAAGGTAGATTCCACACATGCAGGTGTTATTCATACTATGCATGGCAATACTGCCGCTGGATTTAAGCCTCACAAAGAGCAACTTGATTTAGCATTTTAGCTTCTTGTTCAAATCGGCTTGCGGTTCGTGCAAAAATCTCTGCATCCATCTCTATCCCAATAAAACGTCTATCCAGTGCTAAACAAGCTCGTCCAGTAGAACCGCCACCCATAAAACAATCCAGTACCGTTTCGCCTTGGCGACTGCTGGCATTGATGATGTGTTCGAGTAGTTCTGCTGGTTTTTCACATGGGTGCTTACCTGGATAATATGGCACCGATTTAAACGACCACACATCCGTAAACTGTACTTCTTTAGTCACCGTAAAAGGGCGTCTTAGGGAATGGTACTGCGCTTTTAAATCATCATACTCTCGAACAAGTACCTGATAGTTTTCATGTAAGACGGCAAATTGCTGGGCTAATCCTTCATGGCTAGCGGTAAGTACGTTTTGCTCGTACTTGGCAAACAGCACCTGTAGCTGTGTGTATTGCTTTGCCGTCGGTAGTTTCCATTGTGACGGACTAAACCAATGTGAACACATCTGCGTTCCGGTGGCTTCGTTGATGGCTTTCGCTGGAATGTTCAGGCGTTCTTTCGCTTTCTGAAAGTAGTCAATCAACGGCGCAAACACATGGCGCTTTAAGTCTTGGCACTTGTCATGATATTGAGAACCACCTTTTGCGCTACCTTCTGCTTTGTAATGGCCACACATGATGATCCGCTCTGTCGCTGGAAAAAATGAGCGCAGATTTTCTTTGCAGGTACGATTCCACGGTCCAGAGGGTTTTGTCCAAATGATATGGTTAAGCACATCAAAGCGCTGTTTCAGAAGTATCTCGGTTTGTGAGGCAAGGCGAGAGCCGCAAAATAAATATAAGGTGCCTGAAGGTTTTAATACTCGCCATAATTCTAAGGCCACACAGTCAAGCCAAGATAAAAAATCGTCTTGGTTAGCCCACTGGTTATCCCATGCATCTGGCTTAACTTGAAAGTAAGGCGGATCTGTGACAATAAGGTCGATACTGTTATCGGCTAAAGATTTCAATGACGATAAACAATCGTCATTGATGAGGGTGAGGCGTTTTTGCATTACTGTTGGTTCCAGCTTTGACACTCGGGGTGTTCTGGTCAGTAATAAATTTACAGCGTGGACATTTTATGGCGACGCGCCCATGTTCAATGTAGCACAGCATTTTGTTGCATCTAAGGCAGTGGACAGGCTTCATGGTACTAGCTCAACATACTGTTTAAATAAACAGTGTATCAAAGTTGGTCTTAGAATGAGAATGTTAGCCACACCTTTGGACGGTCTTGCTTTTAAAATAGGCTTTTATAGACCTTTACTGCATGCTTCATCGTTTTTGCTGTAACGTTTTTAACATTTGCATCTTTTAACAGTCTAAAAAAGAGCTCGCTCATTTCGGTGACATTCCAGTTTGCCTCACAACAATAATCATGCACGATGGCGGCTGCGATGAACTCGGGCAGGTAAGGACTTCCGATGACAGACCAGAACGGTTTGGGGATACTGGCTCCATCAGTAACATATCCTTGTGGGATAATGAGAGCTTGGACTTTGCCACGATATTGCCACTTCACTTCCATATTGCGTTCCAATCGATAGCGTTTACTAAAGGGCATCGGCGTAAGCAGTGGAGTGTCACAGGTGATGACTTTTAATGTCATGTAGAGGCCCCTTGAGTTGTTGCTTCAAGGATGGCTAACCTAAGCATGACTTGTGGCTGGGCCGTACTGAGCTCCTGATAGGTCATTGCGCTCAGATCATCTCTTAAGCGTTGTGATATTCCGACAACCTTGAGCATGTCTTTAAATGCAACGGCTTTGCGTATCACTAAGTGGCAAAAGTGCTCTTTGGACTCTCGGGGATTGAGGGCATCAAGTGTGGGGGTTGGACTGTTATTATCGGCAATCCATGCTATGGCCTCAGTCTCTTGCGCCATCCAGCTCTGCATTTCTGCTTGTGAATACGTGTTTAGCACTGGACTAAATGTAGCGTCAGTTTCTGTGGCTAGCAGGCTTAGCTTTTCAAGTAATATCTCTTGATGGTATTTCTCTATATCCCATTGCCATGTTTGTTTATCGAAATCAACTGTTAAACAGTGCATTGGTCTACTGTCATCATCCAGAAAAATATCGTCGCCACTGGCAGCAAAAAAAGCTCTGCGCCCATGTGCTTGCATTTTATTGTTAATGTTTGATGCCTCATCTTCTGAGGCCAATGTTAATAATGAGACTGCCCCATCTACAGGGTTTTGGTGAAAGACGACGAAACTCATATCTAGTACCTGTATATGCGCACAGTAGGCGGTTTATTTGCTGGGTGAGTTGCTGGGTTGCCTTTCAAAAACACATCTTCTCCGGGAAGTAAGCCTACTTTTTGAGTTAGGTTTGAATAGCTTTGATAGAACGTTCCCCCTGCTTGGTGGAGAGGTAATGATGTGATCTGCAATTCATTACTCGGATTAATGCTCATCTGCCAGATAATGCCATTTTCACACGATGCTATGCTGTAGTAGCTACCACCTGTATTGAGCCCTGTGAGAACTGAATCTTGGCGAGTGTCTGCTCTAAAAAAAACACCGCTAAAGTTGTTTAAAGCAATATTGGTACTCGTTCCAACACAAAATGTGGATCGCGGGAATGCAGTTTCATAGGAAGATTTGACAATAATATATGTCCATACTTCGCCTGCCTTTGAGGGGCTGGCAACAGCAATTCCTGTTTTTTCGAGAGCCCCTTCATACACCAATTGCCAGCCAAACACCTTGGCTGTCAGTTGTGAAATCAGCTCAGGAATATCAAGTAGCTGCGTGATAATGTCACTCAGTGACTGCCCTTGGTGATTAATGGCGTTGGTATCATGGGCCTGACTATCTTGTTTATGCTCATTCATTTCAGTGCTATTGCGACTTGCGACATTTCCACCCATTACACTAGCCTCACAGTGCCATCACCTTCGATACTGCGCACATGCATCACTTCGCTCGCTCCTATTTGAATAGGTAATGTGCGCATTGCAGTGTCAATGATGACGCCCTCATCTTCTGGCGGAATTTCTCCCGCTTTTGTGACATACACATAAAGCAACACGCCATCGCTTGATTGGTTTTGTACGGCACCACTGTGGCCGGCAGAATTGGGGTAAGCACGCCATTCATAATCCACCGTGTTTATTTTGGGTTTTGTGGCCATTACGCCTCCATTTTTTTAGGTTCAAATTGAATATGCATGTGACTGGGCAGTTGCATATTGATACCGCATATAAGTTTATGCAGCGGCCTTGCCTCATTCTCGTAATACATTTCGCCATATTGCAGCGGATTACCCATGGTTGCGCCTTCCGGCGGGATAATGCCGCTCATGCCAGCAGGGTAGCGGTGCGCCACAATGACTTCTTGAGAGGATATTTTTTTTATCCCTTCAAATTCATCCTTGGTCCCAATATTGCCCACCGGAATAAGCTGTACGCCTTTTTCTTGGCCGCCAGGGATATTGATGAGCATGGAGGAGAAGTTGCCTACACCACGAGATTTTTTAAGCGCTTCAGCCATCATCTCTTCTGTTGCTGGCGTCATGTGCGGGTCGGTCATGTACAAGATAAAACCCATGTGCATACCGTTCTTGTAATAGCGCCGCCTAAACTGAGTCGCATCTTGCGACAAGAGTGCTGATTCAATACCTGACAAGTAATCGGGCAAGCCATAGATGTTTTGCCGCGGATCATAAAGGCGAATTTGAAACACTTCGCCTGGCTTGTACCACGTCTTACTTTCATCATCGTTTATTCTGACAAAGCTGTTATTTTTGCCCCTTCGGGTGTACTGCGCCGCGATATGCCCAAGGCGTAAAGGTGCACCAAAGACGTTTTTGAATATCTGAAAATAACAATGACCAAAGGTCACTAAATCCTTGCAAATATTCATCACATCGCTAAATGGTAGTGTGGGTGTTTCGATGTAATCTTTAGATAAAATGCGCGTTCTGGCTTCAACGATTGAGCCGTGGTATGAGTTGGCCGTTAATAAGCCAGACAATATTTCAGGCTCGATAGGCGGCGTGTAAAATCCTTCGCAATCATCAAACGTGACGTCACTGCAGCTAACCGGGCTTTGCTCTCGCACACGCTCAATGCCGCCAAACTCAAACATTTGCGCGGGGGCGTTGGATGTATCGTGCACGGGCGTTGCAGGTTTAGCTGACGGGTACTTTCTTTTGGTCATTATAGGTTTACTCGTATCGTGGAAGATCGCTGCATCATGGCGTTAAGCCCTTCATAGGCAACGGCGTGAGCGATGGCAAAGAAATCATCCGCATGGCCCGTTTCTTCTGTTCTATCTGCTGCGAAGGTCATCGTGCCGTGGCCTGTTTGTTTACGTTTAATCGCCAAAAATGAGGGCGCAATAGTCTCAAATGTGGCGGGCCACTTAAGGCGACCAGTGCTGATTAAGTCCATGACTTTAAGCACCAGTGTTTGTTTGCTTTGCTGGGTGTAGTTAATGAGCATGGTGCGCGGGAAAAAGGCTTTAACCATTTCAGCCACGCCACTCCCAATACCACTGCAGTCGATACCGATGTGTTGCACGTTGTAGCGGTAGGTGAGGTTTTGTATTTGCTCTGCCTGATAAGACCAATGAAAGCCACGATACTCAAAGGCTTCAATTACCCGAAATGCTTCACCTTTTTTTTCTGGAATACTGAGCACGTAACAGCGGGCGAGGTCGCCTGTTCTTGCAGGGTCATACCCAATCGCCACTGGTTTATCGCCATATGGCCTTGCGAGGGATAAATCGACGTCTGACCAGGGATCAGCACGAATGCACTTCGTCAGCTCATTGAGGGTGAAAATGCTATCCGCTTCGTCAATAAACTCGCCGTTGTAGAGGTATTCAAACGAGGCGGCACTGCAGCGCTCCCTTAAATCCTCAATGTCGATATTTGGGTTACCGCCATCAATCGCATCTTGCAAGGTGACGACATAACGCCATTTTTTATCTGGGCAGACTTGCGGGTATTTGCGCAGTGTCTCTTTTGACGGGAAGTGAATATCCGCGCGGTCTTTGTCGCCTTTTTTCCAATATGCGCCCGACCAGACTTTGTATGCCCCGTGCTGACGGGTTGATGGCGTTGAAAAAACCGTGATACGCCGGTCTTTGAGGGTACTCATCGCGCCAGCGGTTTCGTAAATCCCTTCAAATTTACCAATCCAGCACGCTTCATCGATATACAAATCCGAGCTAAAGGATTGTGCAGTGTTGCGATTGGTGCCAATGAAGCGCAGTTCTGCGCCATTGGGTAGACGTATAGGATCGCCTTTTAACTCAATATCAAAATATTGCTGTGCAAGGTTGATGATGTAAGAGCGAAACACCAAGGCTTGCGCTTTGGAAGCCGAAAGGAATGTCTGGTTGCGGCCCGTCTCGCGGGCAACATAGAGCGCTTCGCCTGCGGCCTCAAAGGTAAAACCAATCTGGCGGGATTTGATGGTCCAGCGTTCTTTAAGGTTACGCGCATCAAAGTGGACTTTCTGGTAGCGGTAAAGCTTGCTAACCCATTCCTGCCAACGCGGGTCATCCACGGCGGGTATGTCATTTTTACGGCTTTTGCTTTTTTTCTTGCTGTCCGACTTATCGCGATACTGCGACTCACCACTGCTTAATGCCACCTCGCGCTCACGCAGTGACATCTCTTGCTCGCGCAGCCTGGCATTGGCGCTTTGCATCTTAATGAGGTTGGCCACTAGACGGTCAATCTCGTCTAGTTCGCGCCTATTCTTTAAATCACGATTGGTTAGCGCGGTAATGCGTTGCTCTAATTGCTTTTCGACACTGAAAGCGGACAGCAGGTTGTTCCAGCCTTCCTTGTTTATCCAGTTGTACACCGTTCTGACGCTATTAATGCCAAGGTTTTCAGTGATTTCTCTGGGTGTTAGGCACGCCAAATACAGGCTCTTGGCCTGTTCTTTTGTTTCATTAGCGTAGCGGCTGTTGCGAGTGTCTTTCATGGTGAGCAGTGTAGCGGTAGTCACGCGCAAGCTCTTGTTTCTAAAGTTGTAAACTCTAGTAGTTCACCACCTCCCGTGCTGCCTATTCCCTCAGTGCCGCCTTATCATGGCCTGATTAATTAACAGGAACACGACTATGACATTGCAAAGTGGCTTTATTGTCATTGGTACCAGCGGTAAAACGGTAGATGGCCGCGATATTAAGCCGCAGTGGCTAGAAGAAGCGGCGGCTACCTATGATCCCGCGCTGTATACCGCAGTGATTGACCTAAACCACTGGGACACCCGCTGGGCTGGCACCTATGGCAAGGTGCTCGAAGTGAAAGCGGGCAAGGATAATCGTGGCAATACGACGTTGCTGGCCAATATCGAGCCGAGCAGCTCGCTGGTCGAGATGAGCCGCGCGCAAGTGTTGTTTACCTCTATGTCACTTGATCCCAATTTCCAAGATTCTGGCACGTGTTATCTCGATGCGTTGGCTGTCACGCCAAAACCTGCATCCGTGGGCACTGAGCAATTGATGTTTGCCAGTGGCGCAACGGATGACAAGCGCATTACCACTGACTTTGTGCAAACGCCGCTGCAATTTAGCGACAGCTCGCCAAATGATCCCGATGAAAAACTGTTTAGCCGACTGCTCAAGCGTTTGCTGGGCACAGACACAGCATCCTTATTTACTGAGCAGGAGAAACACATGACTGAAAAAGAACTTGAAGCACGCTTTAGTGCGCTTCAAAACACACTGGCTGACACCATTGCTGCGCAATTTGCGAAGTTTCAATCAGGGGCGGAAGCGCCCAATGATGACAAGGCGCTTGAGTCTGCTAAAGCGTTGCTCGCCAAGCATAACTTTAAGGTTGAAGCCGGCGCAGATGATACAGCGCTTAAATCTGCACAAGCATTACTTGCAGCCAACGGCTATAGCGTCGCTAAAGACGCTGGCCAAGCCGAGCTTGATGCCGCTAAAGCACTGCTGAGTGCACAAGGCTTTAGTGTTAAGCCGGTTGCGACAGGTGGCAAAGATGATCTTTCCGCTACAGGCGGTGAGCTTGCAGATAAAGGCGCCATCGTGACGCGTGAAGAGTTTGAACTGCTTGCCAAGCAATTTAGTGACGCCACCGTTAACGAGGCGAATTTTACCGCCAGTCAAGACCATGGCGGCAGCGACACAAGCCTTGATCACCTTTAATTGACTCATACACAGAGGCTCCAATGTCTTTAAATCTTTTTTGTGACAATGCAACACAAACGCGCATTGCAAAAATGCTTGAGCGTACCCGTACGGCCTATAGCCTGAAAAAGGACGGCGCGTACTTTTCAGTAGAAGCGCCCAAGGAAACCAAGCTGCGTTCCGCCATCATGTTATCTAATGCCTTTCTGCAAAAGATTAACATGGTCGATGTCTACCAAATCAAAGGCCAAGCGGTCACGGTGGGCAGTGATCGTCTCTCTACTGGGCGTGATAAAGAACGCTTTGCCGGCGAGACGCCAGAAATTGATGGTTACGAGTATGAACTGTCAGTGACCGATACCGTGGTGCATATCACTTGGGCACGGTTAGCCGAGTGGGTGCATTCAGGCTCACAGGGTGAGTTTGAGAAAAAACTCATGGAATATGTCACGCAGCAAATTGGCAATGACATGCTGCGCGTGGCGTGGAACGGCACCCATGCCGCCAAAATCACTGATCCGATAAAGTACCCGAATGGCCAAGATGTGAACGAAGGTTGGCATGCGCGTATTCGCCGCGTTGCCCCGGAGCAAATCATTGGCGCTGACTTGGATAAGGATGATGTTGAAATCTACTTTGATCCCAAAGGCACCCGTGATGCCAATGGTGAGCTGCAGTCGGATTACAACACCTTGGATGCCATGGCGTCTGACTTAATCAATAACGTGCTAGCGGAAGAGTTCCGCGATGCGGGTGATCTCGTAGTGCTGGTTGGTCGCGATTTGATCGCTGCGGCGCAATACCGCCTCTTTAGTCAAGCGGATACACCGCTTGAGCATAACGCCGCGCAAAAGCTGGATAAGTCGATTGCCGGGCGTCCGGCCTATGTGGTGCCTTACTTCCCAGGCAAGCGCATGGTGGTGACCTCGCTTAAAAACCTGGCTATCTACACTCAACTGGGAACCCGTCGCCGTAAAGTCAAAGATAACGATGACAAAGGCCGTTTAGAGTCTTACCTATGGCGTCTAGAAGGCTACATGGTTGAAGAGCCACGCAAGTACGCTGCGTTTGATGAAAGTGTGGTCGTGATTGGCTCTTTTGCTGAACGGGCCAAGCTGCCGGTCGTGACTACGCCAATTGCTGACCAAACGGTGGCACACGGTACATCGGCCACATTCACTGTGGTTGCCAGCAATGCCAATACCTATCACTGGCGCATTGATGGCCAAAGCGTTGCGATTGATGAAAATGGCACCTTTGAAACAAGCTCTGAACTTGCAGCAGGTCAATATCGCGTGGCCGTTGAATGTGTGGGTGAGTTTGGTAACGCCTTAAGTTCAGCATTGCTGACTGTCAGCGCGTAGGAGCTTGTTATGACGTCACCTTTACAACAACGACGAGCGCGAATTGCATCGGTGGCGCTATCTCAATCCGTATTGGCGCAAACGGGCGACGGTATACCCACGCCAGCGCTGACCAATAAAAGCGAGTGGGACGTGGTGCGCGCGTCTATTGCAAAAGATAAACGCGCCCTAAAAGGCATTAAGCAAATCCGCGAAAAGCTGGAATACAAACAGCGCAACCTTGAGCAGTACGCCCACGTGTTAAGTCGCAGTGATGTCCCTAGCGACATTGCCACGGCCTTGATGGTATGGCTGTTTGATTGCGGTGATATGCCGCGAGCCGTGCCATTAGGATTGACCTGCGTACAGCATGGCTTTGCTATGCCAGACGGCTTTAAGTCTGACGTTGCTACCTTCATGGCGGACAGTGTGCTGGCATGGTCTGAGGCGCAATGGCGCTTAGGTCAAGCGACAGGACCTTACTTTAATAACATGCTCCATCTGGTTGTGAATGAGTGGAACCTGTTTGAGCAAATTGAAGCCAAGTACCTCAAGTTAGCCGGCTTAATGACACTGGGCACCCACACCCAAAAGGTGCGCCTCGTGTCTGAGCCCGAGCGTTTGTATGCCGCTAAAGCTTTATTTGAAGAGGCGCTTAAGTGCTACAGCAAGGTCGGCGTCAATGTGCGTATTGAAGAAATTGATAAACGCTTAACCAAATTAAATCTTCCGCTGCAAGTGGTAGCGGAGTAACGACTACCCAACCCACTGTGACCGGACGCATCAGCAATGGCCAAGGGGCAATTATTACTGGCGCAGTTCCGGTTCACTCTAAGGATGACCATGTTTCAAGACGTGAAAACGCCCGACACGGTAGTGGATGATGAGGTGATGAATGACGGCTTTTTTCCGAATGTGTCTATTGCTGATTTTCAGCGTGAATGCCGCATTCCGCCTGAATATAACCCATCTCAGCAGCGCAACATGATTATTAGTGCCATCGCGGGCATTAACATCGAATTAGTCAGCTTTCGTCAGCGAAGCATGAGCCAGGGTTATCAGCAGATGGCCGATATTGGGCCGCGAATTGGTGGGCAAAGTGCGCACGTTTCATCGTATTTACAAGCGGTGCACCACCGCGCGAAGGCGTCGCTGTTAGTGCATTTTGCCACGCTTGAGCGCCGTAAAGAGGCGGAGTCTTTGGGTAAAGAAGGGCGAGAAACCCACACCAGTTTAATGGCGTTATCGCAAATGGCGGTGCGCAACATCCTTGGCATGACCGTGGCTTCGGTAAAATTATTGTGAGTAGTAGCACTTACATGGCCTTACTCGCCAGCGCTTACAAAGCGGCGTTGACTCGCAAGCTGGGCAGCGTGGGTAAGGATAAGTTTGATTGCTACATCGATGGCGGCACATTGCTGCCATCGTTTAAAGACATGGGCGACGGCATGATTGTCGCCCGATTTAATTACAAAGCCATCTTTGAATTTGAGGCTTTGCCAGCGTCATTAATGGATCCGCGCATTTTGATGGCGACGACGACTTGCTGGCTGCTGGAGAACGACAAAGACAGGAAGCAACAAAACCTTAAAGGTCCCGTGATTGAGGTGGATGCTTACGCGACGGATAACCAAGGCTCGCTGAGTGATATGACGATTGAAATTGAATTTTCAGAGCCTATCACCATGCAAAAAGTGGCCGAGGGTGAAGGCGACATTCAGTACAACGGTGCGCAATGGAACATCGCTCCCTTTGCGGTGGATGTGGCTGAATCGGGCGAGGTATTAAGCCGTGAACGGTGAGTTTTCAGCAGCCGACATCGACAAGGCTACCCGCGCGCTCGAGCGTTGCCGCTTAACATATCGTCGTGAACAAGTGGTATTGCGGCGCATTGGTCGCGCAGTGATAAAGCAAGCCAAGAAAAATGTACGAGAGCAAAAGAGCGTAAACGGTCAAGCGTTTGCGCCCCGGCTTAAAAAGCGCAAAGGGCGGCGCAAGATGTTGCCCAATTTGGCTAAAAAGCTGCGCAGTAAAAATGAGGCTAACCGAGTTGATGTCGGCTTTAACAATCGCCTGACGGGGCGCATCGCGCATACGCAACAACATGGTACACCGTCAGAAACATGGACAGGCAAGCGCATGACTAAAGTGCGTGGCCATTATCAGCATTACGATAAACCGCCCACACCAAGACAGGCGCGCATGCTGATCAAGGCCGGCTTTACGTTAAAAAAGAAGCGCGGAGAAGGTCGTAAACGGCCCACATCAAAGTGGGTTATTGCCAACCTAACCCAAGGAAAGCTGTTTGCCATTTGGCGTGAGCTGACAGGACATGAAGCTTCACACCGCTGGGAAATTAATAACGCACCGCGCGCTTTCTTAGGATTAACGCGCCAACAATCAGATCAGATTATTACCCGCGAAGTGTTGCGGGAAATGGAGTAACGCATGCTAGGTAGTGTCACGGTCACCAATCGCAATCAACATCAAAATACCCTTAATGAAGTGGAGCGTTTCCTGCTGTTTGTTGGGAAAACCAGTGCCAGCGCATTACACAACACGCCCACCTTTTTGAATGCACAAACTGATTTGGCCGCGTTATTTGCAGTGGATAGCAATCCTGGCGTGAAAAAGTTTGCTAAATCCAGTGCCGCTATTGCGCCTGACTACAGTTTCCAGCAAGTGCTCGCCGCGCAGTTAAATGCTGGCGCGGGTTGGCAGGCTGTATTTATCGGGGTGCCCGATGGTAGCACCTGGGAAGCGGCTGTTGATCTCGCGCTTTTGCACAACAATGTTGAGGGCATGGTGATTTGCGATCCCTTAGTGAGTATTAGCGACTTTGAGCACGTGAGCGCCAAAGTGGCAGAAGTCGAGGCAAAGCTGGCTCGCTGGATGTTTGCTATTACTACCATTGCCCCGATTAGCCCAGAACAATCATGGCCTGACTATGTGCAAGCTGCCAAGGCCATTGTGACCGATTTTGCCGGTAGCCGCGTGTTATGTGTGCCGCCATTGTTTGGTAACGAGCAAGGTATTTTAGCGGGTCGCTTGTGTGCACGCAGCGTGACCATTGCAGATTCACCCATGCGAGTAAAAACAGGCCCACTATTGGGACTGACTACGCCGCCACTGGATAAAGACGGCAAGGCTATGCCAGACACTATTTTTGCTGAGCTGGATAAAGCCCGCTTTAGTGTGGTGCAAACCTATCCTGGTGAAGCGGGTTGGTACTTTGCCGATGGTAATACCTTCGATGTGGAAACGGGTGATTTTAAAGTGATTGAGCACCTGCGCGTTGTGCTTAAGGCGTGCCGCAATGTATACAAAATTGCCATTCCTACGATTGCAGACCGTGGCCTTAACAGTTCGCCTAACAGTATTGCTAACAACAAACGACTGTACATGAAACCGCTACTGCAAATGGCTGCGCCAGTAGTGATCAACAATGTGAAGTTTCCGGGTGAGATTGAGCCGCCCCATGATGGTGCTATTTCGATTAATTGGATCACCCACAATAAAACAGAGATTTATGTCAGTGTTCGTCCAGTGGGATGTCAAAAAGACATCAGTATTGGTGTGGGTATTGATTTGTCTAAAGCAGATTAACGCAAGGGGTACGCATGTCTCACGGATCAAGTTTAAGTGGATTAGATGTCGATATCACCATCGGCAGCACCGATATCACAGTGGATAAAATAACTCTTGATATTGAAGATAACAGCAAAGCATCAAAGTCGCGCGGGGTTTCCAGTGGTTGGCTCAAGGGGGCTGTGGGGGCAAAGGGCAGTATCGAACTCAATACCGAAAACTTTAGTCGCTTGAGCGACGAAGCAAAAGCGGCGGGTTCATGGCGAGCATTACCGCCTTTTGATGTGATGTGGTATGCCAAAACGGACATTGAACTCAAGGTCGAGGCTTTTGGCTGCCAGCTTAAGATCACCAATCTATTGGATGTTGACCAAAAAGAAGGTGGCGACGGCATGATTCACAAGATCGATTATGAAGTCGTTGGGCGTGATTTTATCAAAATTAATGGCACACCTTATCTGGATGCCAAAGAGGTTGAACACCTCCCGCAACGATAGGAAGTGTTATGGAACATTTATTACATAAGTTTCAAGAAAGTGGCGCCCTTATTGTGATGTTTGTGCTGGCCTGTGGGGCTGGATTGCTCAAAGACAGCCAGCATTCGCTGAAGTCGATCGTGAGCGGTGTGGTGCTTGCTGGATTTGTCGCTTATGGCGTCAATTTATTACTGGTGCATTACGGGGTGGAAGAAAACATCCGCGTGGTGACTGTTGGCGCGGCGGCTTACCTTAATCGCTACATCGTAGACATGCTCGATAAGGTCGCAACGCAGATCACCCGTGATCCAAAATTGTTTTTAGAGCAGCTGCGCAGTATTTGGAAAAAATAAGAGGGATGCATGTTTCAGTTAGGCAAACGCAGTCTTGAACGGCTGCACCAACTTCATCCACTGCTTGCCGCTTGTGTGGCACTGGCAATCACTCGCACTAACACTGATTTTTCCATCAGCGAGACAGTTCGAACCACTGAGCGCCAATATGCGTTATATCACGGTATCCCTAAAAAGACGTGGACGCTTAATAGTAAACATCTGATTCAAACTGACGGCTATAGCCATGCAGTGGATTTAACCCCACTGAAGGTTGGTGGTGCTGCTGATTGGGCTGCATGTCCCTTGGTGGCCAAGGCCATGTTTGAGTCTGCCGACATGCTTGGCATTCGTATTCGCTGGGGCGGTGATTGGAACCAGAATGGCCAAAGCGCAGATGAACATCAGCGTGGCACATATGACGGTCCGCATTTTGAATTTGTCGGTTTACGCTAAAAATCAATGAATGAGGCCGTCGGCATCATCCATCCATTTAACCAGGAGCAAGATAATGAAGAAAGATGACATGAAGGCTATACCTGAAAACGAAGCGTTAGCCTTACTTAAGGGGATGCAAGGGGCAAAATCGGTCACTGTGCCGGTGTTCTTACAACGTCAAAAATTGCATGACGGTGTGACATTTTCTGTCTCACTGGCCGACTACAACAAATTTTTAAACGCCTCGCAGTCTGGCAAGGTCAGCCTAACCGTAGCGTCAAAGGATTTACTGATGCACACCGTGGATAAGGAGCATAAAGCCTTCTTGACTGAGCTTTTGGGCGTGACCGGTATGTTGGATTTTGTCATGGGCGAAGTGATTAAAGAGGTTGCGCCACACGTTTCGTCCACATTGGACTAGTCACCGCCATGGTCAGTGTGTACCGGAAAAACAGTACGAGCCAAGCTCAGGCATTACGTGCTCATTATTTGCCCAATGAAGCAGACACTATCGACAGTCTGGCAAAGGCGATATGGCTTGATGAACATTTCACCCATGCAATGACCATGGCCGTTAATAAAGGTGCCGGTCTGCTCTTTAAATAGGCTTGCACATGAATACAGCGATTTTCGATGCGATTAAAGATCAAGGCGGGCTAGGGTTAACCTCTCCCGCGCTTGAACAAACAATTGATGCAAAGGCTAAGCTCTCACAAGCGTTGTCACAAGTGAAGTCGCTACCCGTGGCAACTCCGCCACTCACGGCAGGTTTTCCGCCAGCGTGGACAGATAGCACAGTGCGCGCGATCGAGGCCAGTATGGTGCAACTTGACGCCACATCACTGACGCTGACGCAAAAACTCACCGATTTACTGCCCAATATTTCCCATGCCAGCATTACCGGCCGCATTAACGGCGTGCCCAGCAGCTGTGCCAATTTATTTTTAGCTACGGGTAGCTTAACTGGCGAACTGACCGAGCCGTTGCTTGGTTTGCTTGCTGCTGGCGCTGGCTACCTTACTCAGATTGATGCGTATCTATCAGGCTTACTCGATGAAAGCGCGTTAATGGCCATGTTAGATCCTCTGAGTGAGCAATTGTCTGCCTTTGGCAAATACATGGCCACGCTTTTTGATAAAGAGAACGCGCTGCTGGCTGAGTTGATTAATACCATTTCGGCCTCAAGCCTCACGCAAACACTGACATTGCTGTGGGATAACCCGTGCGCAAAAGCGCTGCTCAATGAAACGCTTCCGCCCAATATTAAGGCGTTATTGCCATGAGCAATCAATCATTAAATTTTTCGGTATGGTTACGTGACCGGACACAAGCAGGCTTTAGTCAGGTAACAAGCCGTATGCGTAGCTTGCAGCGCTTAGGTCGAGAAACGAAGGATGCTCTTAAAAATACGGGCGCCGGCGCGATGGGGGTATGGGCAGTAGGACAAACGGTAAATGCACTTGTTGGGCCTGCGCGTGAAATGAACAACGCACGAGCTGATTTATATTCACTTCTCAATGGTGATGGTACCCAAACTCTCAATTTGGTTCAGGCAACCGCAATGAAATTTGCTAGCACTTATGGCAAATCTGCCACCGAATTTGTGGGCGCGTCTTACGACATTCAGTCCGCGATTAACGGGCTTTCTGGTGAGACTCTGGCTAATTTCACTAATGCTTCTGCTGTGTTGGCGATGGCGACAAAGGCCGACACTGCAACGATTACAAGCTATATGGGCACCATGTACGGCATTTTTCAAGGTCATGCTGAAAAAATGGGCAAAAGTAAGTGGGTTGAACAAATAGCAGGTCAAACAGCCGTCGCGGTGAATATTTTCAAAGCATCCGGTGCATCAATGAACGAAGCCTTTGCGGGGCTTGGCTCGCGGGCGGCAAACCAAAATATCAGCTCTGCCGAACAATTTGCCATTTTAGGGATGATGCAATCAAGCCTTAAAGGGAGTGTGGCGGGTACCGCTTACGCAAGCTTCTTAGATGCGATGCCGAGTGCACAAAAGAAACTAGGGCTTAATTTTGCGGGTGACGACGGTAAAGCCCTCGGCATGATCGACATTGTGAATAAGCTGAAAGAAAAATTAGGTAGCGAGTTAACTCTTGATGTAGTGGGCCAGCTCAACTCCGCTTTCGGTACCGTTGCATCCGGTCTTATTCAAGGATTATGGAGTAAGACTGACGAGCTTAGTGGGCACATCTCAAGTCTTGGTGAAATAACCAATATGGAACAGGCGGCAGAGATGGCCGCAAAGATAGCGGATCCTTGGAATAAATTATTTGAATCGGTTAATAACGTGCGGGTGATTTTTGGTCAAGCGCTCGATAGGGCGTTGATGCCAATGATCACCTATATGACCGGCGCGGTGGTGACGCTGCAGGACTGGATGATTGCTTTCCCCAATATCACCATGGCTGTGGCGGTATTTGCTAAGTGGATGTTGTACGTCACGGCCATCATTGCCGCTGGCGCACTGTTCCGGGGCGTTTTCATGTTTGCCAAGTTAGGCTGGACGATTGCTAAATGTATTTTTCCGCTCGTGCGTTTATGGCAAATCCTTCAAGGCATCGTATTAATCATGCGTTTAGTCGCAGTGGCGTCTTTTCTTGCCTTCGGCTGGATCCCCGTCGTGATTGCGGTGATTGCTTTGGCGATTGGGCTGGTTATTTATTACTGGGATGAATTGGTGGCAGCATTTTTGGACACCTCTTGGGGCCAAGTGATAATGCAGGCTATCGGTGCGGTGGGTTCATTCTTTGCTGATATTGGCAGTGGTATCGCGTTGATGTGGGGCGGGCTTTTTGCTTACCTTGGTGATGCATGGGGCTGGCTGACACGCTTACTGACGGATATCTCTTGGACAGAGATATTAATGGGGGCGCTGGACGCCTTTGTTGGCAGACTTAAGGGCGCGTGGGAGTTAATGAAGGGGCTTTGGTCAAGCGCTGCTGATTTTATGGGCTGGTCTGACAAACCCGTTATTGAGATGAATAACGCACCTTACGTCAATCCTAACTTTGGCAATATTAAGCCCGCGCAGGACATGTGGTTTAAGCCAGAGTCCATGCTGCAATCTACCGAACTGTCAGCCAGTATCACTCAGCAAACTCAGCTGGTTAATAGTGCCATACCTATTACGACAGCGCGTAACGGTGATGACACTCGCAGCAGCGCACCGCAATGGATGCAGCAGCAAAACCAAACCCAAAACAACCATGCAAATTCGATGTCGATTGGTACCGTAAATGTATCAACAAAACACGCCCCTACACCTACGGATATGCAGAATTACTTTTCCTTGGTGACGCCATGACAAACAGTGTCTATCGCGATTTGTGGATTGAAAATGGTGATGTGGTACTCGATGCCGGGCGCAACCCCATCATCATTACGGATGCGGCCTGTATTGCGCAGGACATCAAGCACGCCATTTTAGAGAGTGGCCTTGCGGTTGAACTGGTCGCAGAGCGAAGCCCCACCGAAATATCTGATATTGAGTATCGCATCATCATGCTGGCCGAAATGGATATTCGTATTGTGCCAGGCACGGCAGAAATCACGCCGCTGGAGGATGGCCGCTTATTGTCTGCCTCGACCTATGAATTTGGAGATGTAAAAACATGGCTGTAACCCCACCCGAATTTGAGCAAGTCCTCAAGAACGCCAATATTCCGAGCTCGCAGGATGCGATTAGGGCGGTGTTTGAAGCGGAAGTAAAGGCGCAAGGTTCGCTCATCAATAACAACAGCACCTACTCGCCATTTTGGCGGCTAGTGCGCAGCGTGATTGTCACGCCGTACCTGTGGTTGATTGATTTTCTACTGGGCACAATTTTGCCGCAGTCGTTTGTCAAAACCGCCACGGGTTTCTTTCTTGATTTGTATCTGCACTCGGTCAACTTGACGCGCAAAAGTGAAAGCGCAGCCAGAGGTGATGTGGTGTTTGAGCGCATGCCCAATGCGCCAGAGTTGCAATTACCTGCAGGGTTTACGATTAGCACAGAGCGCATTAATGGCGTGGTGTATCGATTAGTGATTGATGAGGAGTTAACCCTGCCTGCAGGTGTTACCCATGTGCGCGTCAATTGCCGCGCAGAATCTCCTGGCAGTCATTTCAATCTTGCCGGTGGTTATTATCAAATTCCGCAAACGCCTTTGCCTGGTCTTATCAAAGTGTCGAATCCTGATGATTGGCTCATTACACCTGGCGCGGATAAAGAGAGCGATATTGATGCAAGAGAGCGGTACCGCTCGCAATTTATGGCGGTGTCTGGCTGGTACATCGATGACAAATATAAACTGATTATGGCGCAGTTTGGTGGCGTCAAGGTTGACCAGATTTATATTCAGAAAAATGGCCCACGTGGCCCTGGCAGTGCCAATGCCTATTTATTGTTGGACAGTGGCACGGCCACGCAGCCGTTCCTTGATGCGATTAATAAAGCGGTACGTCTTGATGGTTATCACGGCTTAGGTGATGACATGCTGGCGTTAGCGCTGCCCGAAAAGCCCATCACTATCACCGGCGAGGTGTTAACCGTGGCGCACTTGTCTAATGATGTGCGTGCAGGGCTGATTGATGATGTGGCGCAATACATTCGCTGTGTGTTTCGCGAAAACCAAGCCTACAAGGACACCATGCTGACGTGGCCGTTGGCGTTGTTTAGCTTTTCCACCCTTAATCAAGAAATTCGCAACCAATTCCCGCAGATTGAATCGCTGTACTTTGCCGAACGGGATTTTAAGACCGGCCTTGAGATAGCCAGGCTCACTCAATTGGCCTTAACCGATTTGCGGGAGGGGACATGATCACCTTAACACTGCCGTTTTGGATGCAGAAGGGCGAGCTGGCTAAGCTTCGATGTGCCAGCCAGTCCTTTTGGGAAAAGGTGGATTTATGGCTGCAACTTTCCCTCACCAAGTTTGACTTGTTGACCTGTGACTTGGTTTTTGTTGATTGCGTTGCTTGGGAGCGAAAAATCACCCGCCTTGATGGTGAGGATGAAATGATTTATCGCCGGCGCGTACATTACGCTTTTTTGAATGCGCAAGATGCAGGCATGAATCGTGGCATGTTCAATATTTTTGAGCGTTTGGGGGTGCCTTTACAAGGGATCCTTGAACGTCAGCCAAATAAAGATTGGGATGTGGTGACAATTGAACTTAGTGATGATGCGTTATCAACCCACAAGAACCTGATTAACCTGCTGGTCAATACCTACGGAGCAACATGTCGGCGCTATGAATATCAAGTCAGTACGAAAGTGGTGCAATTTGTTCATGTAGGGCTGATGCAGTGGTCGCATCAGGTTTATGTGAGTACACCGCCACCGCCTGCGCCAGCTAAACCTGTCATCCCTATTAATAATATTTTGTTTTGGGCTTATGCCTGACATTCATCACGGACGCATCTCATGAACCAGACGATTTTAACCAATGCATTTGCCACTTATAAGGCGCAGTGCGAAGCTCATAACCGCCCGATTGTGATGGACGAGTTCGTTTTTGCGATGGTGCCAACACAGCAATACGGTGAACCTATCGACTTGGATGAATCTTTACCGCCCGACAGTCAAATTGTCGGGCGTTTTGCGGTTTCCCAAAAAGGCATGCTTAACCCTGATGCGGTGGTGTATTCGATTATTCTCGGCACAAATGTGGGCTCATGGGACTTTAATTGGATTGGTCTGGTTAACCGTGAGCACAACTTTGTTGGGGTGATCACTCATACCTCAACACAAACGAAGGTCAAGGCTTCACCTGAAAACGGTGTTGAAGGGGATACGCTAACTCGCAATGTTATTACCCCATATACCAACGCCGCCAAACTGACTCAAATTCATGTGAGTGCCGACACGTGGCAGCTGGAGTTTAATCAACGCCTGATGGCAATTGATGAGCACCAGCGTCAACAAAACCTTGACGTGTATGGTGCGGCGGCATTCATTGATGATGGCTGGAAAGTCACCCCACTTAATGGCGCGTTATCTGTGTCGGCCGGTTGTGGTTATGTGCAGGGGTTGCATTGTGATAATACCGCCTTGCAGATGGTGAGTTTAGCCGGCGAGGTGTTACCTAAAACCTTGTTCCTTGTGGCAAGTTTTAAGGGCGGGCTGAATAGTGCATGGGAAACGCATACACAGCTTCGCTTTGCAAATGCCTACCCAGAAGTCACCGAATCTAATGGGGTAATGTACTACGCCCAAGCCATTGCGATCGTTCGAAGTGCTGGTGATATTGAAGATGTGCGTCCCAAAACCTGGCGCGCTCAGCATATTGATACTAATGCAGATCCCCATCCCCAATACAACAAACGTGAAGCGACAGAAGGGGAAAGTGGTGTGATGGCCATTGCCACGCAAAAAGAGGTTGATGATGCCATTAATGACCATAAGGCCGTAACGCCTAAAACGCTGGATAAGCCCGGATTGCTTGCCAAGGCAAAGGCGTATGCTGACAAAATCAAAGAAGATATTTACGGTGGTATTCCAGCCAGTACGCTCGATACCATTAAAGAGGTGGCTGATGCATTACAGGAGGCTGGCGGTGCGGTGCAATCACTGTTTGCTACATTGGCGCAGCTGACCATTCGAGTGGACAATAATAGCGATAATCACACCAGTCATGTGCAAAGCAATGCTGCGCACACACCGCAAAGCGTCGGGGCTGCACCTGCCAATCATACCCATGATTATTCACCCTCAGATCACAGTCACACCCCCGTGTCGATTGGGGCGGCAGATAGAAATCACGGGCACACACCAGTATCAATCGGGGCAGCTGATAGAGGCCATGGGCACACGCCTGAATCGATTGGTGCGGCAGATAGGGCGCATAGCCATGATTACGCAGCCTCAAATCATGTTCACCAAGCCAATGAGATTGCTGGTATTCGCAAATTGGTTACGTCTGGGAACGTGAGTGTCAACCTTCAGAATGGCTCAGAAATATCACTGGCGCTGATTGATACCGGGGTACTGGCGGGGGGCCGAACTTTCGATCCACAAAGTTGGCAAGTCATGCTGAAAACAAATGGCACAGTCAGTTCATCACATCCTCCAACCATGTTCTGGTCTTTTCGTCCTGTTGTGCAGTTTCGGCAGTATTGGGAGACGGGTAATCATGTCTACATTGAAATTTTTGGGCATGGGAATGAAGTCACCGGCACGACAACGGTGGAATGGTTTTTATTCCAAAGAGTGATTTAACGTACACCAGTTGCACGCCAAAGGGCCGTCATGAATTCAATCAGCTACCCCGAATCTATCAAGTTGATAGCATTGCCGGCAAACGACTTTGCCCAGGCAATGGTTGAGCAAGTCAGAGTAACGCAAACAAGGCTTGATGCATTGCCTGCATTGCACAGTCAATCGCCATTAAGCGGACAGGCCAGTCAATTACAAGGGCTCAGTGATGAGCTTGCGCGCCTGCAATGTCAAGGCGTGAGCCTGTGCGTGACACCCTATCAATATGGTGTTGGGCTTAATGGCACATTGTCAGCCGATACCGCGCTGGCGTTTGCAGCGCAGCAACTATTAAACGAGGCCGCTTATAGCGCGGCAGGGCTGGGCGCTTTAGTCCATGGCGTGGCGTTAGTGGTGACCGCGCCAACTCAAAGCCAGTTTGCTAGCAGGCTTAGTGCAGTAACGGATGTACTGGCGTTCCCGCAATGGCTGGCGCTGAGTAACCTTGCCGCTAAGCATGCGGTGCTGGCGATTGAGCGGGCACAAATTCCTAAGGCGCGGCCAGCGCCTTATTGGCAAGCCCTTAGTGTGAGTGATTGCGCGCCACTGCATGGCGTAAATGACACCCTAAGCAATGCCATCAGTGTGGCCAGCGCGTGCGCTATTCATGCCGTTTCGCCCGTTGAACGGTTAACGCAACTCGCTCAAAAACAAGTGGATAGGCTGACATTATTACAAAAACACCTGCAGTCGCTTAATGCATTATTTAGTGAGCAGGTCTATGCCACCACGCTTTCAGGCTTACCTGCAGTGATGGCAAAGCAATTGCGAGATTTTCGCACCGACAACCAACCACACAGTACGGTGCTGATTATGTTGTGTGATACACCACCAGTATTTCTCAACGAGGCACTTGGATTATGACGTTGCAGCTTAACGATAAGTTGTTGATGGGCGAAGATATAAAGGTGTCTATTAAACTGCAATTTGGCGACAGCGACCTAAGCGGTCAAGGCAGTGGCACACAAAGTGCTGAAACCGGCACCAAGGCCAAGCAGCTAACCGTTAGCCTCATTGTGCCCTTTGAGAAAATCGACTGGTTAACCCAAGTTGTCACGCTAGCTGAGGCAACCGACAAAGCCACCGGTGCACGTGTTGTTTACCGTATCGGCTATGATGCGGCAAGGGCGATTAAGCTTTACCAAGCCAAATTTGTGGGTGAGCTCAATATCACTGAACTGGATGAGACTCAAGGATGGCTGGTGAGTTTTACCTTGCAAGAGCTGTTATCGGTGCCTGAGCGTAAAGCACAGCGTGACGCGATTTTACCCGCGAAACAACAAGGCGGTGGCGATACTGTGGTGGCCGTTGATAACCCCAATATTCCACCTAACACCGAGTTAACCGGTTTTGAATCTGTGCTTAAGTACATTGATACCGCCGTTGCAGGGCTTGTGAGTGAAGATAAAGCGGATGAAAATCCTAAGGCAGTCGTGTAAATGAAGCATAGCGAACGCTTATATGTAGGCAACACTCAAGCAGAGGTCATTAGTGCCACCTGCTATTTGAGTTTTCGCAATCCTGGTACCGCACAATTTATCACGGACATTGAGCCCAACGTGGGGCAGTTAGTGGCCTATGAGTGCGGCTTTAATGGTGAGCTGACTCGCTGGTTTACCGGCTATGTTGATTCATACAAGGCGGTTAACGATAACGTCTATTCGCTTTTTTGTCGTGAGCTGAGCGCGCTACTGCGCCATCCTATGGCGCTGTTTTATCAGCATGTCACCCTGCGCGACATTTTAGATGGACTGCATATTAAAACAGGGCTTGATTTTATTATCCCTGAAAAAACATACGCTGATACGCCAAGCGCCTGTATTACAAATCATGGTAACGGTTACGCCTTAATGGATAGTCTTGGCGCAGTATTTGGCATCGATAAATACACATGGCAACAGCAGGGGGATGGCCGCATCTTTGTTGGCAGTTGGCAGGACTCTATCTGGGCCAAGCACAACCTACCTATGCCAGCACATCTTATCGAAAATGCCGCTATCGATACCGCCACTTTTCCATTGGTGCCAGCGCTTCGTCCTGGCGCCATTGTTAACGGTCAGCGGGTGCGCAATATCCAGCTTCACAAAGAGAAGATGGTGGTCACATGGATGACAAAATAGCCCGTATTATCAAGAAGCATTATCCTGAAATATCTAATGGCTGGCACGTGCCTTTGTGGGCCAAGATTACCAGTATCAATGAATCGCCAAACGAGGGCGATTTATCCGATGCCTTCAGGCCGCGTTATTGTGTCAGTGTTAATGTGCTCACCAAGCAAGGCACAGAGGCCGATTTACCGCAGATGCACAATATTGCGTTAGCCGGCTCTTTATCGATGGAAGGCGGTTTCTTGCACCTACCCGAAGTGGGGGCGATTGTGACGCTATCATTTGCCTTTGGTATGCCCGATAAACCTTACATCGATAAGGTGCTACCTTACGGCTTAACCATGCCAGGCATTAAACCCGGTGAAGTGATTATGCAGCGCCGCGCCGGTGTTAACGTGCATTTGGATGATGAAGGTAATATCAACCTCAATACCGACCGCGCCCTTAACGAGTTATCCAGAGCCCATAATCAAAAGACCGGTCACAGTGTAAGTGAGCGCCTATCGCGCACTACACGCACCAAAGCCCACTCACTACATGAGGTAGGCGGTCAGTTTAGCCTTGAGGCGCTCGGGGCGTTATTACTGCTCACCACGGGGCATGCTGAGCTGTCAGCGCTGGAAAGCCTGACACTGACCACTGCAGATGACTTAAACGAGAATATCGCCGGTAAGCGTCAAAGTGTGATTGATGAACTGCTTGATATTGTTATCACCAAGGCAGGACACTTGAATTTAAGCGATCAAGGCTTTGATGTATTCATCAAGGAAGGCGGCGTTCGTATCGGTAATGAAGTAGTGGATGTGGTCGCGACCTTGTATAAGTTGATTGATTGCGTCAGCCAGCTGGCCAACGCCTTATCGTCTCATACCCACACCGCACCACATGGACCGACATCCCCGCCTATGCAAGCGGGGGTTATCTCAGGCCAAGGCTTACAAGCGGATGTGCTAGCGCAGAAGCTGAAAGGGATTGTGGTATAATACGTATGAACTCATACACGAATTGACAGTTTTAATCGTACAACCTCCACCCGAAACCTAGCTCACTTTGAGACAATAACGTTTTAGAGCTTAAGCCCTGAAAAAGACTATCGTCATTAGGGTATGCGATAATGCTCCATTTAGAGGCGAGTACCGCAGACTAAAATTCAGGAACACAGCGAGTATTTGTCCCTGAGTGCGTAGCGCACGACTACAGTGGCTTGTTAGGTTTATCTGTAAGTTTAAACTGATGAAGTAAAGTCATAAACACAAAAAAAGTTATAAACTGACCTACAGGATATGCACGTGGTACACCAAACTCAAACAATATAGGGCCTAATATCTTAAGATGAAATAATGTCATCGGAATAAAGCCAATTAGGAAATACTTTATGTTAATAGAGTGCTTAATTCTTTCTTTGCAATGTGGGCATGTCGTTATCCTGCCAAAAGAAAAATTCACCTTTGAAAAATACTTGATGGTTCCATTACATGATGGGCAATACATACTGCTTCCTTGTAAAACCTAACACACTGTTACAGGCTAAAAAGCGACGAACGAGCAAGTTTCAACTGTATTTAGTCCTTTTTTAACAGCTTATTAGAGTACAAAAACGTGATAGACCCTTTGCTCTAACTCGTCAGTTTCGGATTAAAATTTCTGTGGGTTAACGCCCGCTTAAGGGGCAGCCAACGCTACTACCAAGCTTCCGCATAACACTGTAATCACGAAAACCAACGCATAGTAAAAATGCCGCGCGTTGGCTGTCCCTCTTGAAGCGTTTGTTAGCCAGCTTTGTCCGCAGTGAAATCAAAGGTCTCAAGCATTTTTGGCTTTAGCTTACTATCTGGTACATCTTTAATCGAATGTAGGAATTCTTGAATCATCTGCAATACGGTATCGCAGCACCACGTTGCAAATAATTCATTTTGAATGAGGTCTATCCAACTACACTCTAAATCTTGTGAATTAAAAAGATTTTTAGACTGCAAGTCGGTGAAAAAACGTGGGTGATCTTTAAGCGTTTTCTCAGGGTAACCAGTACCTATAATAAGTTCATCTTCATGTATTTCAGACTTACGATGTACTAGTTCATTTCTCACTTTCATAAGTAACTTGAAATCCTGATAAGGTTTTTGGTTATGATTCCAAGATGAGCCACTTAATAATAACCTTCCAATTTCGAATTTATTTTGAGTTGAAGCTTTATTGTTTTGCAAATCATTCATCACTGAATAAAATGTTTTCTCATGCTCTGCAAACCTTCCGCCAACTGTCATTTTGCAACAAGTAACGGTCTCATTAATAAAGGCTTCAAGTGCATTAAATGAAAACATTAAGCTAACTAACGCTTGTTCAGGATGCTCTTTAGTTCTATCTCTAGCATCGACCGCGATATCATAGAGTGTGATTGCACGGAAATACCCTTTTTTTCTTTTAACCATAAATCCTCCGTTTACTATTGCTGGCTAACGTTTGGTTAAGGGGCGGGCTTTAGCCCGTCCCAGTGAGCAAAGCGAACGATTTGAACCACTTGTATGGATAATAAACTCACCTGATTACAAATAATTTCCAGTTTCGGGTAATGTGAGACCCAGGCTTTAGCTGCAACTAAAGCTTTCCTTGTCGTAGTTCGATTGAACGCTGGCTCCTCTATTGAGAGACCGATAACAAGAAAGAACGCGACAAAGGACTCCAAGCAAAATACTCGAATAGTCTACTGGGTCTCGAACCCGCATTTGCAAGCAAGAGTTAGCTTATTATGAAAACAACGTCTAATCAAAACATTAACGTAGGTGTTGATACTGGCAAGTTTCAACTCGACATTTATATCCGCCCTCTCAATATCTATTTCACTGTATCGAACGATGAAAAAGGGATTAAAGAGGCTATCAAAACCATTAAAAAATACACTCCTGAGCGCATCGTTATCGAAGCGACAGGTCGTCTTGAAATGCCATTCATTATGGCCTGCGCTGAGGCAAACTTACCTTTTGTCATCGCCAACCCTGTACACATAAAACGTTTTGCAGGTGCCATTGGTCAACGGGCAAAAACTGACAAGCTCGATGCGCAACTTATAGCGCATTACAGCGAAGCGATTAAGCCGACCTTATCAACCTTAAAACCTGATGTAATGCGTGCTATGAGTGATTTAGTCGCAAGACGAAATCAACTATTGGTGATGCAGACGATGGAAAAAAACCGCCTTCAAATATTGCCAAAAGAACTTGAAATGACCATTAAACCTATTTTAACGGCGTTTAAAAATCAGATTGAAAAGATTGAAATAAAAATCGTTAAACTCATTGAGTCAAACCCTGATTATCAAGCGAAAAATACGCTGCTTCAGAGTATGAAAGGTATAGGTAAAATCGCCGCAGCTTCCATCATCAGTAACTTACCAGAATTGGGTTATATCAGTAACAAGGAAGCAAGCGCATTGGTCGGTGTGGCACCGATGAATAAAGAAAGCGGGCGCTTTAAAGGCATGCGAAAAATACAAGGAGGAAGACATCAAGTGAGAACGGTTTTATATATGGCAATGATGTCAGCCATACAATCTAACCCGGTTTTTAAGAGCACCTATCAGCGATTAGTTGCCGCAGGGAAACCTAAAAAAGTGGCTATCATTGCCTGTATTAGGAAGATGGTGGTGACGTTAAATTCGATGTTGAGAGACGGTGCCCTATGGGAAGCGCCAAAAGCGATAAATTAGCTATTGACGCCATAGTCTCTTGTTATGTTTCTCTATTACGAGGAGGCCAAGGTCTTATTTGATATTTTAGTTGAGCCTCAATGCTCCAAGCTTCGGGTTTGATTTTTGGGTTAAACCATTGAAAACCTGAGGCAGCCCACTTTAGGTAATGTGATTCTAGGTCGTCGTAGCCGTATTCACAGCCGCAGCAAGGACAAATATCGAAGCTAAAGCGGAGTTCTTGTGCGCTTGAATAGGTTTCGCTGAGTGGGCCGAACCCGCATATAGGGCAATGCTCTATGGGCACTTCACGCTTCCTTGCTGAGAGACATAACATTTTATTAGTGCGCATGCGCGTGTACCTCATTAGACCAGTGAAAACGCGCACAGTTAACGACCTGTATGCAAAGAACTTATCAGCTTTTTATCAAATACACCATCCGGAAAAACGCGCATGCGCGTTTTCCAAACCTATTAACTAATTTTGGAAAAGTATATGCAAATGATTTTAAAGAGTTTTGTTAATTTTAGGCTGGATAAATGCGCAAACTAATGGGTGTGAAAACACTCAAAAGCATCTAAATTTAAATACGACTGTATACCCACACATTGTTAGTCGCTTTACGGTAGGACCAAACATTAGGTAAATAGATAAGATTTTGTAGAGCAATTCATTCGTCAGTTTTCGATTCACTAAATGAATGCTAGCAAGCTTTGGGGCAGAAGTGAGTTAAATCAACCTGTAGGTTCTTATTGCATGCGATGATCGTCATCTTAAAAAACCTCTGGTGCAACAAGAAGCTTTTCCTCTCTAATTTTTTCCAACGCTTCAATGATGAATGATGAATGATGAATGATGTCATTACTAATTTTTGAGTTGGTTCTGGTCGCTGCCACATATCACACCCTCGCATTAAGTCATTAATCACGCGCTAATAGGCTCGCCCTTGCCACCATATTAACACTAACGTTTGCGCGCACACGTTGAGCATACGCATCAGCTTATCCATTGTGGAAAATTTTCCCCGAAAAAAAATTTATGCGAAAAAAGCACTCATCCCCACCACACCTTGGGGCTCTTTGTGTGACGTTTTTGCCATTAAGGAATGTTTGCCAATAGGGCTTTAGCCCTTGTAGCTGTAAGGCTTGCGCGATCTCTTTATTAGATCCTTAGTAGCACAAATGGCAATTAAGGCGCGTTAATTGCCATTCTCGAACCAGCTTAATGTTTTTTAAGTTTTTGATATTTAATAGGTAAAAAAATTTTTCTAAAATTTATCGCTAAAAATAATGCGATCTTTTGAAAATCAGCAACCTTAAGATAATGCCAATAAATTCAAAAGAATAGATACGTAAATCAAGCTATCCCTAATGGCACTCCGTGCCATTAGGGATCCTTTTATTGATAGAGTGGATAGATTAAAAACTGACCGCAAAAAAGTTCTTAAGACAAAAAAATACCACCATTAATTGATGGTGGTATCTCGGTCTTGCAGGCGAAATTATTCAGGCAAAACTTTGCAGTATTTCTCATAAAAGCGTTTATTCTTATATGAAACTTCTGTGCTTACTTCAAATCCATTGAGAATTTTACCAAATGTATCTTCATCAAAGTCAGCGTGAATAATAAAAGATCCATCATTTAAGGCATTGACAATCTTTTCGGCGCTAAAAATGTCTGCTTTACGGTAATACACATAGCTGTCATGTTTTACGAATTCATGATCACCCGCTTTCAGTATACAAGATTGGTCATGTGGTATAACGGGGGTTATTGATGTGATGTTTACTGCTAACACGGCGTAACCACCTATGCTGGGGTATATAACCGGATCATTGCATATAACGTGTAAATGATTACAACTGCCAGAAGGGATTAAAAGGCTCCCTTTTCGGTAAGGATGGCTCTGCGTCACTGTATAATGCTTCTCGCGTCGCTAAGCTCATTCATTGATTTGCTAAAGCTAATTAAGGCTGCAGTCTTACTTTTATCACATGTCGCGTAGATAATTTTTTCAAGTGATATTGGTGCTGAAGAGCCTTTAGGATCTATCCATTCTTTGCAATTATCATGAGTGTAGTCAACCAGTTCCCAGCGGGTAAGATGTTTAAACTTATTGAAAATTGATTCAATAATTGCCAGTTCTGCATCACTTAGTTCGTCCCAATCATCTCTATCTGGATTGGTTAGATTTGACGAAACTTCATAGTTAGCACATCCACTAATAAACTTGTTCCATCCGTCACTTTCCATTCTGGAACCGCCAGTGATCAGATTGTATGTTAGTGATAAAACAGGACCGTGAGGCATTGACACAAAATTGTCACCACTCATAGAGTCACCCCAACGACTCACTGCTTCACGCTCAGCTAAGTATAATATTTTGATAAGCTTCAGATAAGACATTTTCTGCCCATTCAAGTGCAGAATAAACGCAGACATTTGAGCAACTTTAATCTCAGAAAACATAATCATCACCCTCCTATCGCAATTCTAGTCACTTTCAACAGACATCAAAGCCTTTCTAAGCCCGACATACACTATCCGTGAAGTATATTTACCGCTTTTAGTTGTGTAAAGCCATATGTGCAAATATAGCGGAATATGTCTAATTAACACTGATTATCACTAATTCACACTAATTTACCCGCAACACTACTTATCTGGTGTTAATTAGCGTTTACCTTATCAACAGGGTAAGATCTATTGAACCCGCACCGCATACTGCATCGCCAAGTCTGCCTTTTTGTTGAGCAGCATTAACGCCTTGCTAAAATGCTGCTGGGTTACACCAAACCTGGCATAACAACGGCTCGCCGGGAACCCTTTGACCAAATAAGCGCGCAGCGCATTTTTTTTGTTTTCGCTGGTGATACCTGTCAGCTTAAGCAGTACTTCAAATTGCTCCGCACTTTCACAACCTTGGATAAGTGTTTTCATGCTGAATACTCCATAGTTTTTCCCCTCATCTGCATTTCGGAGACGAGTTCATCGAGCGTAAGATCTCTAATTTCGTGATATCGATACGGCTTGTTACGCAGCTGGCCATCATCAACCCACCATTCGCCGCCATCGGCATCCATCACCCGACAACCATCGAACAATAACCGTTCAATGTTGGCAGGGTCAGTAATCCCCACCTGTGCAAGGTGCCTGATAATTCGGCTATCAACCTCCTCCAAAACAGGGTCTGTACAGTTATTCCTACACGTCCAAGGAGAGCCAAAAGCCGAAGGCAACAGCGACATGCTCCACTTCGGCATCGCGTCTTTGAGTTCTTTGCGGGACAGGCGGCTTTCTGCATTCATAGCCCGGTTAACCGTGAATAAGTCTTTGCGGCGCTTCTTAAGTTCTTTATAGGCGTCTCGTTCATCTTCGGTTGCTTTGCGTAGTTTCCAACGCTCGCCTCGTGTAATGATTAGCCGTTTTTCACCAAAGGCGATACCGTTAATGCCTTGCACTCGCTTAGTGGCTTCGCCGTACTGATTACCTTCCGGGGTGACTTCATAATTAAGTGAAAGTTGGGCATGTTTCATGGCTTCCTCAAAGCCTTTCCAATCTGAGCTACATGCCGCGGCCCTTGCCGCTTCAATTTCTGGGGATTGTGGCCCCACTTTTAGTCTGCGTAATTCTCGCCAAACCTGAACGGATTCAGCGCCATAAAACTGGTACTGCCTGATGCCGTATCGACTCGCCCACGCTGCAACACGCGCAGAAGCCGCCTCAATGGTTTGGCCTGACTCAAGATCAAGTTCGCCTTGGCCGTGCATATGATCGCCCGGTATGCCTTTAAGCAAATATTTAATGAAATAACCTGCAATGCCACCTTTCTGCTTCGTGATGTGTTCAATCTTAAGTCTGTGTTTTGCCGCACCCGGTTCATCGCCATCAACTTGGTAGGCATACTTAGTGATGATGTCTTTAACCGTATCCTCATCATCCGGTCTTATCACCCATGCCATATGCCAATGTGGGGTAGAGTCCTTGTGCGGCTCAGCCACCCTAAACCCTAAAAATGGGATTTTTCGGTAGCTAAGCGCAGAGCGCATTTTGGCAAAGGTTTCGACTAAGTGTTTCTGGGCTTTTTTGGCGTTGCCGATATCCCACTTGAGCGAGATTGAATGAAATTTACTGGGGCAGGTGAGGGTTACGGCTAGAGATATCATGCCAGCTGCGTCCGCTATTTCTTCTAAGCCTCGATTGCGAACAATAAGTTCGGTCACACGGTTTGCAGGGTTAGCGTTACCCGCCATAGCGGCTTCGATTAATGGAAGAATTACACCGTCATCGTTTTCAATTATGGTGCTTTCTAGCCATTGCAAAGCTGTTCGTTGTTGTGACTGCCATTCGCTAAAGCATTCATCACTGATGAAGGGGGTTTTCTTGGTAACTAAGCCAACGCTTAGGCATAGGTGTTCGCAACACTGATCGCGTAGTTTTAAAAGTTTTTTGCCCCACCATTTGGCGCAGGTCATGCGCAATATGGCACATTCGGCGGCTTCATCAATATGATCACGATGTGCTGCGTTCCAGTACGGCGGTACGATTCCCCACGTTTTGCAGATTTCAGCAGCAGCGTCATATGCCTCAAAATAAGCCATGTCACTTGGCGCGCCAGATGCAAAGGCTTTCACTTGCACCATGCAAGCGTCAGCAAGTTGAGCAGCTAGTTGGGTGAGTTCGGTAGATTTGCGATGTCTCAATATCCGAAAAGCACTAAAGGGTGAGGCCGTCACTAATGAGCGAGCTTCAGGATCTATTTCGGTGTTATCACTATCATCAAGTTCTTGTTCTGGGCGCTTGATGAATTTCATGCCCGAAACTTGATGGAAAGGGTACTTATGCCAGACCACTAATAACTGTTCAATGGTTTTGCGTAAATATGCTAGTCCACCCATGGTGCCGTTATGTTTAAAGGCTTTGTCGTATTTGTTTTGAATGAAATTGCGGACGTGAAAAGATAGCGGGGCCAGCATTTCAAAGCCTTTTGCTGCGGTAAAATATTCTGACTTGTAGTCAAATATCGGCTGATATAAGCGGGTGGTATCTACTCGCTCACGAACAACTGCCTTATCATCTTGCCATAAGTCGGCAGCGGGTTGTGCCACAGTCTCGTGAGTAAACGTGGCTAATAGTGCATCCGTTAACGGCGTTGGCAAATGCTGCAAACGCCGTTTGAAGGGAAATGGATTAGAAGAGGTTCGCAAACTCATTGAGGGTTACAGTTCCCACTCGTTGTCTTACTGAAGTTGCTATGTGGAGTAACGGTTGAAACGTGACTAGCTGCCACAAAAACCTCGAACGGCTCCTTAATCGTTCTAGCGATTTTTTTAGCCAATAACACCTCGCCACAGCCAAGCGACTGCCAATAAAGACAATCTAGCGCGCCAAATACCTCGGCTAATCTGATTAAACTCAGCTCAGTTGGGTCCTCGTGATGCTCCCGAAACCGAGTCGGCAGGTCTTCCCGACGAGAGCGAAAGTGCCTGAGTAAATGCGCAAACAAATGTGATTTAGCCATTACTCAGCCGCCATCTTTAGTATTAGCTCGCGGGTAAGCTGGCAGTCATATAGCGCACGGTGCGCCGTTCCTTCGAGCGTAATCCCTTGCTGCTTAGCTGCATTAACTAGCGAGTGCCACTTAAAATCACCGTGTCCGTGGTTCCAATCGCCTTTGAATTGGGCGTAGGCCAGCATTGCGCAGTGAAAATCATGTGTAAGATTTAGCGTGTAATTAGTGAAATAAGCAGCTGATGAAAATAGCATTTTTTTATCAAACGCAGCGTTATAAGCAATAACCATCCGGCCTTGTAAGATGCTCGCAATGCTGTCGGCAATCTCAATAAACAACGGTGCATCTTCAACCATTTCATTATTGATGCCGTGAATCGCGGTTGTTTCAGGTGGGATACCGCCTAATTTTACTGGTCTAACAAGGGTATTTAGCAGTATCAAACCGGAGTGTGCTTCGATAATGCTGATTTCAACAATTTCACTACCCCAATCAAGGCCAGTGGTTTCAGTGTCAAAAATTACTGCATCATTATCAAGCCAGTACTGTGCTGCAGTTCTTGAGGCTAATTTGTATTGAGTTAAGCCTGAGCTTTCTGGCTGTTTCATGCTGTTGGTTCCTCAGTTGTTTCGGTTAAGTTTTCGCGAACTTCTTTGATGCAATTAGGGCATGCGGCACTGCAGGTTTCATTGTCAGTTTCGTAGCTGTGCCAACCCTGTGCCGACACCATAGAGACGGCGTCGCTAACCGTGATTTCAGCTTCTCTTGACTCTATTCGCAGCTCTTTACCACATGTAAAACAAGTGACGACATAAAGCGCAGTGATGCGGATTTCTGATAATTCAATATTGGCTAATTTCATATATCCCCCTGCTTTTAGTGTTCAGCCTCGACCATCATTTCTTCATGTAGCCGCTCAAGCTCATCGCCAAGCTCGCTACACGCGTGGTATAGAAAGGAATCGCCCAGCACCAATAGCGCAACACGTTCAAGTCCCTGCGCCATACCGCGATAACGTGCTGCACTGATGGGATTTGCTTCCGCAAGCGCATCACCATGGCGGGTATGCACATCCACCATTAGGCGGCGCATGCTGCTGTGGTAATGATTGTTAAGGTCGAAATTAAATTGGTTCATAAAGGCATTAGCCTCCTGCGCTGTGGTAAGCGCCGACAAAATTAGGGCGGGTGCTTGAATTAAAGGGGGAGTTACTGCTATGCTTCTTGTCATCATTTGGTGTGTCCTCATTAAGTGATATAGGCCATAACTGTTAGCGCGGTTATGGCTTTGTTTTTTCTGCTTTTTCTTTCTTACTTCCAAAATACTTCTTGCGTAATTCACTTATTAAAAACCGATTACGGTCTCTTTTTTTTTGGCTAAATTCTGAAAATGCTGGGACGTGTACCCAGTCGGGCACTTCAATTGTGGTGCCTGGTATGTGGCGGTAACTCATATGTCCTCCCGTTTTGCATTCACGTCCTTGTCCTTAATCGTTCGGTTATATTGAATATTTCTTATTTGGCGTGATGACATTCCAACCAGCAGCATCCAGTGACGACAGAACCATTTGCGCTTGATTCACATAAATCAGCTTGCTGCCATCAATGCGCATGGTTGGCAAAAATCCTGATGCGGCTTGGTGTTGAACAGCTTTTAGGGTTTGGTCAGTTCGACGGGCGTAGGCGCTTAACGTCAGTGGCAACATATCAGGCTGCAAAATCACCGTTTTGCGGCCGGCATCTACTTGTGTTTCTTCTGGTTTCTTCAACATTTTCATGTATCCTCAGCAGGTTTAGCCCTATCTGGGGCTAGGCGGGTTTTATGGAGTGCCATCCATTTGGTTGGTACTTTACCTACCATTCGGTTGGAGATCAATATGAATTTTGGTGAAAGATTGAAATATGTGATTCAGGAGGAAGGAATGTCACAAAGACAATTTGCTGAAGAGATGGACATGTCTCTTGTTGCTATTGAGCGATACATAAGTGGGAAGCGTGAACCTGCCAGTAAGTTTTTTGTAAAGTTTTCAGAAAGTAAGGTATTTAATAAGTATCTTGTCTGGCTACTTTCAGGAAATGTTGAGCCGGGTGTAGGGCAAGTTTGCCCGGTTTTCTCAACTCAAAACACGCAAGAAACCTTACAATCTGTAGGGAAAAAGGCTTAATTATTGCGGCTACAGCGTTTTATCGCTGGGGCAAGCAAGGGGGTTATTATGTCAATTAAGACAACCCCTAACGGTTATATGGTCGATGTACGTCCGCAAGGGCGAAATGGTAAACGCTACCGCAAGTCATTTAAGACTAAAGCGGAAGCGCAGCAATATGAACGCTGGGTGGTTTCAACTCGAAATAGCAATGATTGGGTTGATAAGCCGCGTGATAGCAGAACACTCTCAGAGCTTATTGAGTCGTGGTACTCGCGACACGGGCAATATTTGAAAAGTGGCGATCGGGATTTTAGGCGCTTAAAGCGTATTGATAAATTGCTTAATTACCTGAAGGTATATCAATTTGGCAAAGCCCAGTGGTTGGACTACCGCCATCAACTAACGGCTAATGGAACGAGTGCCAACACAATTAACCGTGACCAAATGCTATTAAGCAGCGTGTTCACTGTAGCAATTAAAGCCGATGACTTTCAGGGCGAAAATCCTCTTAAAGGGTTAACGAAGATGAAGGTTAAGCCAAGAGAAATGGGGTTTTTATCTATTGATGAGGTAAGAACCTTGCTGAACAATTTAGACGGTGACTCGCTTAAAGTGGCGAAAGTTTGCATTGACACTGGTGCACGTTGGAGTGAAGCAGCCAACTTAAGAGGCAGTCAACTCGCAAATGGGAGAGTGACGTTCGTGGATACCAAGAACGGTAAAAATCGCACGATCCCAATTACGGCTGAATTGTTCAAAGAATTGTATACAGGTAAGAGCGGCAAGCTGTTTGATGTGTCGTACCTTGAGTTTCGACAGATTATCCAGAGTTTAGGTTTTGAACTACCAAAATGGCAGGCGGCGCATGTCCTACGGCATACTTACGCTAGTCATTTCGTGATGAACGGGGGGAATATTTTGACATTACAAAAAATCCTTGGTCACAGTACAATTGAGCAAACGATGGCCTATGCGCATTTAGCGCCAGACCACTTGCAAGACGCTGTCACCTTTAGGCCAATGTCCATAATTTGA